TATATTAGACTGGAGATTGCCACTAGAGGTAGTTATTAAATTAGTTAGGGTGTTTGCTATATTTTCATCGTCATTAAGGGCGGCAGCAATCTCATTGAGAGTATCGAGTGTTTCTGGTGCGCCACTTACAATTAGGGCATAAACATCTCCACTAATAGATGAAATATCTACACCAAAACTTCCGCCAGCATTATTTGTATATGTAAGAATACCATTGCTGTATCCTAAACTAACACCGCTAGTGTCAAACGTTGACAAGCTAGAAAGATCGGCAGTAAAACTTCCTCCATAGCTATTATTATATGTTAGTATATTACTTGTGAAATCAAAACTTTCACCGCTAGGGGTTAACAATCCAGATACGGTATTTAGATTGTTGTCAGTGTTGTTCGCTCTAGACTCAAAGTAGCCTGAGTTTGCTAGTATCTCAGAATCCGCAAAGTCAACTCTAGACTCAAAGTAACCAGAAGTGGTGGTTAGAGACGAATTTGAATCACTGATTTTAGACTCAAAGTAACCTGAGTTTGCTAGTATCTCAGAATCCGCAGAATCAACTCTAGACTCAAAGTAACCTGAGTTTGCTAGTATCTCAGAATCCGCAGAATCAACTCTAGACTCAAAGTACCCAGAAGTTGAAGATAAATCAGAGGAAACTTGAGATATTTCAAACTGTAGATTACCACTCGTTTGATCTATATAACCTCTCGCCCAGCCACTAACAGCCGTCGCGCTATGATCTAAGCTATCTATATATGTTTGAAAATAACCACTATTAGTGATAATGTTTTGGGTGTTTTGGTCTATTAGAGCGCCACTGGCAAATGGCAGAGCGGCTGTGGTTTGAACTGTTGTATCAGCAAATCTAATAGCATGGAATCTACCGCTGGGTGAAATAATATTGCCAATCGTTTCAAAATCACCGTACTGATTTATGCTAGCAAGCTCATCTGTGGAAACGCTCCAAGTTTGTAGATCAGCTGCATGACCAATACTGGCTTCCACATCTAAAACATTGCTAGATATAGTAGTGTTTTTTATTGTGGTGATTTGAGAAGTGTTGATATCTAGTGTGTCAACACGTATAGAGCCACCATCTTTTGTTAGGTCTAATATTGTTTGGTATCTATGGTCTACTTTCAATCCTTCATCTAGGCCATCACCTATACTTAGTATTGAATAGCCATTTCCTTTAAGTTCAACAAAGCCATCACAGGCGGATATATAGCCATAGAATGGCTCGATTATATCTGAGTTAGAGTTTTTGAATCCTATCTTCCAAAATGGATCAAGGCTTTCGTCTACATAAAAAGAAGCAACTCTACTAGTAATATCAGTTGAATATGCTTGCCAGTAATCACCGGTATCACTTCTTTTAAACGTAAAAGGTGTTGGGAAAACAACTGAGTCGCCTTCATCTTTGTATACAAGTTTATCTGCTGGTACTACGGAGAATACAACGCTAGTGCCTTGTAAATTAATCAAACCGTCAGAATTAGAACTTTCAAATACAGAATCTCTACTAAGACTGTTGTCGCTAGCTCTGTACGTTCCAAGGCCTATTTCAAATCTATCAAAATTTTGAATACAGTAATAGGTTAAATTTCCATCACCAATGGAGTCAGCAAAAGTTTGAAAACCACCAAAAGTAGCGCCGCTAAGAGTTAAACTCCCAGTACCGCTAGTAATAGTAGTTTCCTTTACTCTATCTGCTAGGATTAATGCCATACTAATATTCCGTCGTTTTCATGAATTATTTAGACTGTGATGTATTATATTATACACATTGATGAGGTTTATTTAAATTAGTATTGTTATGGACCGACTGGGTTAATCGGGTTCGGGTCGGGAGGCAGCGTGGTAGTTGGTTCACCTCCACCATCACAGCACGCACAAGATGCTGAACTTGCGAGTCCAGAAAAAGTCCAAGCAGGAGGAGCGCCACAGCTACCCGTTGCGTTGGGGTTGTCTGCTCCACCCGGACCGCTGAAACTACCCATACAAGTACTCGCACTTCCCGTCCATCTAGATAGCGAGTTAGCAGGCTCGTTAGAGTCGCAAGTTATGGTAGATGACCAAGAGTCGCCACATCCGAAGTTCCCATTGTCGCTATATGAATAAGTTCCATTACACCCTCCGTCGTAAGGGCTAATAGTATCCGAAGCCGAATCGCTAGCACTGAAATCGCAGTCATCTCCAGTGCCAAAGATCGAAACGGACCAGCTTAGAGTCTGTGGGCATGGACATTCACAAGACGGTGACGCCGTGGTGGTGGGCGATTCTGTTGTAGGAGACCCGGTTGTACTAGTCGTTGTAGGCGATTCTGTTGTAGGAGACCCGGTTGTACTAGTCGTTGTAGGGGGTTCCGTTGTAGGCGATTCTGTTGTAGGCGGTTCCGTCGTAGGCGATTCTGTTGTAGGAGACCCGGTTGTACTGGTCGTTGTGGGCGGTTCCGTTGTAGGCGATTCTGTTGTAGGCGGTTGCGTTGTAGGAATCTCGGTAGTACTGGTCGTTGTTGGAGGTTGAGTTGTGGGAATCTCGGTTGTGCTAGTCGTCGTAGGAAGCCCAGTTGTAGGAATCTCAGTGGTAGTTGTTGGAGGTTGAGTCGTTGGAGGTTGAGTCGTTGGAGGTTGAGTCGTTGGAGGTTGAGACGTAGTGGTAGTGGGTCGGCTAGTGGTACTAGTCGTTGTCGGAGGAGCAGTAGCGCATAAACAATCACACTCAGGCGGTCTTCCCATTTTACTTCCCGTATATTTTTTCTGCCTCTTCTACGTATTCAGAAAATAAATCTTTATCAAAATTAGATTTTTGAACAAACTCCTGCTGTATTGGAGAAAGATCTAAACCAAGTTCTGTGAATTCTAATACGTAGTTTCTAACCTTGTTTCTAATTGTCAGCTCGTACTTTACTCCATCAGGTCTTTGAAACCTGTGTAGCCACTTTAAAAATGGTAGGCATATAGCTTTTCTTCCATTTTTCCTATACTTTTCGTGAATATAGCACTCCTCTCCACCAAAGCCTCTACAGTGATCGTTAAATCTAAGCCAATGCTCCTTGGCTGTAAAAAACAAGCCAAGCCCCTGAGAGAATATTTCAAATGATTTAACATCTTCAAACCCAAGAGGGTTCATTCCAGCTCTTTTTAAAGCTGCTTCGTGGCCGTAATACGGTATGTTCTCAGAGTAAATTGTAGAGCAGTAGTCGCACTCCTTTTTTTCTTTTTGGTCTACAAGACCTACAAACTTGCATTTGTCGTCCTTGTTTAATATTGAGAGATTGTTGTGGTCACATCTGCACGACCAAGCATTTCCCCATCGACCCCACATTTGGCCGCCCCATTCATCGTTAAAATGAGTTGCTATATTTTCCATGTTGTCATACACTAGAGGCCCTTGATAAAGATTTTTTGGTTTTGGGAATCTCTCTGTAAATTTAATAAGTTTATCTAGCGTTTCAACAACTGGACAAAGGAATACATGGCAATCCATAACAAGTACAAATTCAGTGTTGGCCTCGTCAATTATCTTGTTTCTAGCAACGGAAGTGCCGTGAATCTCAGGTAGGTTGACAATTTTGAATTTATCACCTAAACCAGTTGAACATTTAAAGTTAGTAACAGATTTTGCGTGTTCGCTTTCGGGGTCATTTTCAACAACTAAGAATTCTATTCTATCTAATAAATCTTTCCTGTTATTAAATGTCAACTCTTTTATTATATCCTGAATACTGAAGTATACACCATTGAAATCATTGTGATGGGCCATACCTATAGTTATCTTGCTCATTTTTTTCCTTTAATTTCCTTGTCCTAAGTAATTAGTTTAACATCTCCTAGTTATTGTTTTGCTTATCACATCTCCGGGTTCGCCGGGAATACAGCCACAACAACTTTGAACCGTAAATATTGTGTCTCCTTCATCTGGTGTCGCTCCAACTTCTTCTTTGTAAATGCTATCTAGGTCGTCTTGTCCTAATACCGTAGTACATTCACAGTTCGCGCTAGTTGTTTCCGAGCGAGGGTTAGAATAGAAATATGAAGCTGTTCCAGCAATCCAAACGGAATTATCGTATGTAAACGTTTGTTCTTTTACAACATCTAGTCCAGAGCATAGAGGTTCGGTTAGCTCAATTGGACAGCTAGTTGAAGTTAGTCCAAGTTGAATACCACTTATAATTCCAGCCTCGTGAACCATTGTAAACACTGTATCACTATAGTTCTGGCCGATTAATCTTGGTCCTCCGGGATAAGACTCGCCACTAGCAAATAATATTGGATTTACAAAGTTTCCGCGTGTGTTTACGTCGTCGTAAGTTACAAGATAATCAATGCTATCACCTTTGCTTGTAGCCAAACCGCCATCATGTGTGCCGTAAAATTTATAAGATTCTGGAACACATATTTTATTTGACCCACCCTCGTTGTATTTTTGTATTCTATTACCGAAATAATCATCTGGGTGTTGACTGCTCGACTCTTGCGTTATCTTGATTCCAGATTGAGTTCCAAATCTAGACTGAACATTCAATATTTCTAATATTTGATTTAGATTTGTGGTGTCAGAGCAGTATCCATTTTGATAAGGCTCCATGTGATTACCCCTAATCCAAACAACACCATTTCTCTCTTGGAAGTCCATAACAGCCTGTAGAAATCTAGTATTGTTAAACATGTTGCGAAGCTCGGTCATTGACCCACAACTGTTATGATAACCAAGTACTAAAACTCCAGAAGCAAAATCTAGTTCTCCGTTTTCAGCATTTTCGGGCCAAGTTGGAACTAGACACTCTTCAACAAAGCAAACGAAATCGCCAGAAGTAATTGATCCAAAGTTAGAGTTACCGACTATAGTTTGATCGTCCGTTTCTATACCCATGAAGCTATTACCCCACGCGCAAGGCATTATTTCTGGCCCTATAATACCGGGGATACAGCCGCAGCCACCGCCCGGATTTGCCGGTTGCTCAACAAAGCAGAAATCTTCATTAATACAGTCATCGTCGCTTAGTACTTGGAATCCACAGGAAGAACCATCTTCTCGGCAGTAAAATCCAGCGTACCTAGTTCTATTTGTAGCTCTAGTTATAATATTATAAAAGTCTAGGTCTGGGGAAGAAGAGTCCCCATTAACACTAGATATCAAAACATTTTTAATACCTGAATTTAATACGTTAGTTACGACGCGATTTAAATTATCTGCGTAGCCGACATAGGGACTTAAACTACAACTTTCTATTATTGGATCTACGGTGTTGCAGCTAATCCAAATTGGCCTATATTCATTTTCGTATTGCAAGACCTGACCGTAAGAGCCAGCGTTGATTGTCAGATCTCTATCTCTATTGACGACGTAATAAAATTCACCATCGTCACATGCGCTTCCATTAAATATTTTTTGTAAAAATAACCCCGACGTAGGTGCGCAAAAATCATCTGGAGGAGATATGGTCTCTCTGAAAAAGCCCTCTACATATATTGGTTTATCTCTAAGTTTTATAGAACGACCTATGCTTACGTCTCTACCAAAAGTCGCATCACCCGTCACGGTAAGTGTTTCGTCAATTTCCACGCTTTCTTTTAGAAACGCTCTACCTGAAACCTCGATGGTTTTGGCGGCAGTAACATCGCAGTGGAAGAACGATTGACCAGAAACAGCCAGTGTACCACTTATATCTACATCGCTATGGAAAGCAGCGTCCCCAGAAGCCTCTAGCGCTCCGCTAATCTGTACATCGCTATGGAAAGCGGCGTTCCCAGAAGCCTCTAGTGTGCCACTAACAGCTACGTTTCTGTGGAAAGACGCATCGCCCGAAACTTCTAGTGTACCACTAACGTCTACATCGCTATGGAATGTAGCGTCACCAGAAACCTCTAAGGTTCCACTGACATCCATGTTTTTATGGAAAGTTGCGTCACCAGAAACTTCTAAAGTACCACTGATATATACATCCTTATAAAAGAATGAATCGCCAGATACTTCTAGGGTGTTCTTGATATCTACATTATCATGGAAAAATGCGTCACCAGAAACTTCTAGCGTGTCTTTTATATCAACATTACTATGAAAAGCTGCATCGCCAGTGACTTCTAGGAAATCATCAACTAACGCTCTGCCGTGGAAAAACGCATCCCCTGTAACTTCAACATCTCTATTTACGTATAAATTGTTATGTAAGTATGTATTTCCAGTAACAGCTAGCTCATCGTCAATATCTACGCCGCTATGGAAATAAGCATCGCCTGTAACGGCTAGTTCATCATCAATAAATACGTTTGAGCGGAAGAACGCCTCTCCCGTAACTTCTAATGTCTGGTTAATATCAACGTTTGAATGGAAAAAAGCATCGCCCGTGACTTCTAGAACCTGTTCGACATAAGCATTTGCGTGAAAATATGCATTACCAGTAGAGTGTAGCGTTTGACCAACATGTAGATTTCCTGTAACAAATGCATCGTCAGCAACAAATAAGTTATCTCGTATATAAGCATTGTTTTCGACCGTTAAATGTCTACCAACGTAAGCATGACTATACAAAAATGACTGGTCGTAAACCTTTAATTGATACTCAACATCAACACCGCTATGGAAAAGTCCTACACCGGTGACTTCCAGAGTTTCATCTATGTCAACATTTGAGCGGAAGAACGCATCGCCAGTAACCTCTAGAGTCTGCTCTATATCGACGTTGCTATAAAAGAACGCATCACCAGTAACCTCTAGAGTCTGCTCTATATCGACGTTACTATAAAAGAACGCATCTCCAGACACTTCTAGCGTTTCGCCAACATCAAGGTTGCTATGTAAAACTGCGTCACCAGAAACTTCTAGCGTTTCGCCAACATCAAGGTTGCTATGTAAAACGGCATCGCCAGAAACTTCCAGTGTTTCCCCAATATCTACGCTACTGTGGAAGAAAGCATCGCCAGAAACCTCTAGTGTTTCTTTTATGTCAACATTATTGTGGAAAAAAGAGTCACCAGAAACCTGTAGCGTATGACCTATATCCACCCCGCTGTGAAAAACAGCATATCCTGAAACTTCTACCGTACCACTAATGGAAACATTTTTATGGAAAGCCGCATCGCCGGAAACCTCTAAGGACTCTCCAATATCTAAATTAGAGTGAAGAATAGAATCTCCAGAAACCTCTAATTTTTGACCTACAGAAAGATTGCTATAAACAACCGTATCGCCAGAAACCTCTAGGGTTTCATCAATATCCACGCCGCTATGAAAGAAAGCGTTGTCAAAAACTTCAAGAACGTGATCTATATCTACATTGCTGTGAAAAACGGAATCGCCAGATACGGCTAGTGTTTCACCAACTTGTATTGATTTAAAAAAACCGTCCCATCTTAAATCGTAACTTCCAAAATCTAGACCATGTACATGTGGAAATATATTGACTGTGGATTGTATTTTTGCTGAGTCTGGGAATAATAGCACATCGTTTACAGAACTCCAAGCTCTGTTTGTATTGCCTAAGCTACTACCCCTGTGTTCTGTTGGAGAAACGTCCCCGGAAACCTGAAGGGTTCCATAGTTATGTATTTCATTTGTTCCTACGGCAAGTTTTAGCTCTTCTAAGTCTCCACGTAAAAGAGGTGATCCAGACCCTTCTAAACATTCGCTATCACATGCGTCAGGGTGCGCACCTAGAAAAAACTGATAACTATCGTTTTCACCTATATAGTAACCAGCACCAAGCCCGATACCAATATTGTAGCTTCCACGTCTGTTATGGTAAAGAGAATTAACGCCAATGGCAACATTTCCGTCACCTTCAACGCCGCCCATCAAAGACCCAAAGCCAACACCAACGTTACAGTCGCCGTCTAAGTTACAAGATATAGAGTACGAACCTACAGCTGTATTCTTCTGTCCATAAATATTTCCGTTTAAAGCAGAATACCCAAAGGCGCTATTATCTGCGCCACTTTCATAGACAAGATATGTTTTATCTAAAGCTAATTCGCCAGCGCTTGTTTGTCTAAGGTCTACACTTTTTAAGTTCCTAGTTACAATTATACTGCTTTCTAGGAATTTATAGTGAGAGTCAACAAGGTCTGTGAAAGCATCCCTTATGTCTTTTGGCGATATTTGTTGCGAAGAGTTGTCTGGAAAGTAATAGTTTATACGTTGTAGAAATTCGTTCTGTGAATACTCAGCCATTTTAAACCCTAGTCAAACTTAATTTGTAAATTCGTAACGTCAAACTTAACTGTGTCGCCTTTATAAATTATCCTTGGGTTGCTTAACTGAGAATACATAAGAAGATTGCCGGAACCAAAGTCTTCATGGTCTGTTATCGCTATACCGGAGACAGGCCCCCAGTCTACTAAAGCTGTATTGAAAACAATTGATCCTGAGTTTTTAATTAAACCGCTACCGGCGTCATGGTCTTCGATAGAATAAACCCAAGAATCGTCACCGTTTATTGCGGGATCACCTAATTCAACTCTAGAATAGCCAGTTAAAACGTTATCTATCCCACTTGGTATCTCTGGGATTGTTTCGCCAGTATCGCTTTCGGATGGAACGTCGCTACATAAAGCAATAACAATATTTCTAGGCTTTGGGAAAGAGTATCCCTTGAATATGTGATGTAGTAAACCAGACTCTAAATAGTCCGACAAAGCAGTAGTCATTATAAGCTCCTATTTCCTGATACATAGACCATTTGCTCTATTATACACTAAAAAAGGGTTCCCCCCAAAAAAAGAGAGGAACCCATAAGTTTTTCATATCGGTTGTTTAAAACCTAGAATGAACCCAAAAGGATTCTTCTGTTGTCTAGAACGCCAAAACCAAGTTCAGCAAATCCATAGTAGCCAGCGCGCTGTTGTCTGTGAAGAGTTGGATCTTCAAAGACTTGAACAGCTTGCTTCATTGGCATAACAAAGCTGTCGTTAGCACCTTGGTCAAGACCAACTACCAACTCAGCATCGCCACTAGCCAATCCGCCACTAAGTGAACTTGTGAAGAAGTCTTGGTATTCTTGACCTTCTCCGAGTTCATCTAGATCGTGAAGAGCTACACCAAAGATATTGGTGATTGGAGCGCCACCTTCACCTGCGTTGTAGATCTGAGTTCTAACAACGTCAGAAACTTGATCGAATCCCCAGTTACGCACGTCTTCGAGTGCCTCTGGAGAAACGTAAATATCAGTCAAGCGACCGCGATTAGCGGAACCTGTGTTACCGCCAGCGTTACGACGCATAACAGTTTGCATCAAGCTAACAAGTCTCTTGGAGAACATGCCAGCAGTTGCATCGCCGTCGTAAACCAAAATGTTGCGATCAACACCGGCAGCAAGAAGGGTGTGCCATCCGTCGTCATTCATTTTCTTGACGAAGCCAGCTTCCAAAACTTGCATAGCGCGACCGACGATATCCCAGCGAGCCTCACGAGCAAAACGAAGCAAGTAATCAATGCTGCTTGTGATGCTGTAGGTTGGAATCATAACGTAATCACCTTCGACTGATCTCTCAGGCACGCGACCGTGACCGGGATTAGTGAAAGCAACATGCTCACCTTCAAGTCCGGGACTAATAAGGTCCAACGGATATTCGGTGCTTCCGCCCGGCTCTACTTGAATCGTTTCAAAGATATTGCCGAGAATATTACCAACCAAAACGCCTTTGCGAAGTGGAAGTTCTAGAGCCTTTGCGAACTCTCTTTGAGCAGCAAACGCTACATTTTGGTCATTGTCACCTGAACGGCGAAGCAATGTGATAAACTCTTCACTTGGTCTTTCTTTATATGACATTGTATTTATCTCCTTTGTATTTTATTAACCGAGGCTTGGAAGGTTGACGTAAACTTTTACATAGTCATCAGCGTCTTTAGCGCTCATGAAACGACCAACAGCTTGACCTGAAGTCGCAACGTTGGTTAGGTTTCCGGCGTTACTTGCGGAAGCGTAAGCAACTTGACCGGGAACAACAGTTACCGAATCAAGATTGTTAGTAACAACCCAACCACGAGTTAGAACAGTAACCTTGCCACCTTTTTGAACTTCATCTTTATATTGATTAAGATGTGTTCTGGTTAGATCTTTGTTTACAACGTCGTTAAGTAGGATTCCAACTGGAACAGTACTGGTTGTAGCGGAGTCATATTTGACTTTGTTTCCACCTTGGTCCATTGCTGCGCCAGCTGCACTTGCAGCGTCTAGTAAAACAACGCCACCACGATTAGCAACCCCTTCATTGTAGAAGAAGCTGATATCTGTTGATTCTTCATATCTATCTGATTTAAGAGCCATAGTTTAATCTCCTGTGAATAATTATTTTTGTGAGAATACGTTATTAGAAAGCCAGTCTGCAATGCCTGCGCGAGTAGACTCAAGTTGATCGTCAGCACTTTCTGTTACAAGGGAAGCTTCTGAAGTTTCAACGTCTTCAAATGCTTCAGGTGTAATTTCAGCTTCTGCTTCTTCATCTTCAGCTTTAGCTTCTTTTTCTTTTTTCTTCTTTTCGATTGCTTCCTTCATTTCAGGAGGCATACCAGCTTCAGCTTCTTTTTCTTTTTTCTTCATGTCGCCGTGTTTATCATCCTTTGGCTTTTTTCCATACATGGCAACGACAAGATCAAAAGCTTCATCAGCAAGTCCGTCGAAAGCAGCTAGAGCAGCGTCTACATCGTCTGACTCAAAGCCAGCTTCAACTAGAGCGGCTTTACGCTTCTCCATTTTTTCTTTCTTCTTCATTTCTTCCATATGCTCTTTAGCAGATGCTAGATCTTCTTGAGATTTAGCAAGAGCGTCTTCTAGTTCAGCAACACGAGCTTGAGTGCTTTTAATGCTTTCCTCAAGTTCAGCAATACTTGAATCTTTTTCTTCAATGGTGCTTTCAAAAGCCTCTAGCTTGGAAGCAAATTCTTTATCTTTTGCTTCTTCGATTTGAGCTTTGATGGCATCATTTTCGGCTTTAGCGGCAGTAAGTTGAGTGCGAACCTCTTCCAACTGCTTCTCTAGCAAATTATCAGACATATTAAAATCTCCTATGTCGAAAACGGGATTGTCATCTAAGTTAAATGCTACACTTTTTAAAATAACACTTCTTGGGTTAGCGGGCTTAGATACCAAACCCTTTCCAGAAAATGATATATTATTTAATGCGCGTCCTAATTTATAACCGTCGTATTCGCCGGTTCCACCATATGATCTAAGGTGCTTTGTCAAAAAGGCGGACTCTTCATCTCTAGCTAGAACTTTTTTAGTTCCATCTTGACCAATCAGAGCATAATCAAATCCAGCGAATAGGCACTCCATTGAAACGTACCACTTACCTTCTTCGATTTCGGAGATTATTTTCTCCATCCTTTCTCTATTCTCTTCACCAGTCCAGCTATTATAAAGGACAGCTTGAGTAATGATGTCAAAATCTTCAGGCATTTCATCATCATTTCCAACAGTCTTTCCGTCTTTTGTTAAGACGTAGCTACCAGTAATATGTCCGATGATATCATTTTCATCGTGCATAAAATTAAACTGTTTATCCTCTGGTGTGTTTCTAGCTGCCCAAGTTGCCTCTGGCATGAACACGTCATCATTCTTATTCCAGCCACAAGAAACCAATACAGACTCTAGATAGTATAGGTCTATTTGGTCTTTGTTTTCAGCGATAGCTTTTGCGATAACCTCTTCGGGCATATCGCTTTTAACTACAGCTTCAGAACAATACGCAACACTAGCGGTACTCTTAACGAGTTCGCCAATGCCGTCTTTTATTTCTTGTTGATATACTTTTATTGTCATAAGTCACCTCTACAGAAAGTATACACTAAAATTTATATTTTTAAAAAAACAGCTATTTTTGGGCTAAGACATAATCAATAAACGCAGCTATAGCAGACCTTTTGTATTCTTCCATAGTCATGTATTCTGTAGTGATTTTATTATCTTTTAGGTGTTTATTAAATACTTGTGGCATTTTTTTATTTCCATACAGCGCTTCTTTAAACGTAGCTTCAGTCAATTCAGACATTGGTTTAATATTTAAGAGTATGTCTAATTTTATCTTTTCTAGGTCAGCTACTTCAGCCTTGGTCAAAGATCTCATGTTCTTTTTATTAGCTATGGACAAGAAAGCCTTATTTAGATTTTCAGAAATATTATCATAAGATTTATTAGCCCAAAGTATAAGTTCTGCTACGCCGGGTTTAGATTTTGGAGTTTCTTTTCTTTGCTGCCTTGGTCCTTCATCTAATTTATTTGGTGGTCTACCATTTGGATTAATTGGTTTTTGGCTTTCTTTTCTCTCTGCCACCTTTTCGTTTATCTCTGCTTGTTTGTCCATTTTTTCCATCTCAAACTCCTTGTTGGGATTGTGGAATGGACTTGCTTTTTCCGGCAGTTTATCTGCATTTCTAGCCTTGTCCTCTCTTTTTAGGCGCATCTTTTCGACAGAAGGAACTTCTTTAAATCTCTCAAGAATGGTCTCATGGGATATGATATCTCTGTCAGCAAGCTGTATCAATAGATTCTTTTCAGATGCTTCGTCAGATAAGCTCATTTGATCGTAAACTATGTAAGCTGGCTTTCTAAAGCCCATAGCTCTACGAACAATCTCTATCTCTCTTTCCCAGAATTTAGTTAGTTGATCTCTACCATACTGTAATCTCTCAACGAGTGTTTTTAGAGATATAAAATTATTAGTAAATCCACCACTTTGACCCGCCATGCCAGTGAGGGTTGGAGGAACACCAAGTCCAGCGTAAATGCTATTTAGTACAGAGGTGTATTTCTCTGAGCCTAAGAATTTATAAACTTGACTATTAGACTCGGTATAAGAAAGTTCTGGACCCCAAACCAACTCCATTGTGCCACCACCAACATTACTAGCTAATATATTTCTCAATTTATTGATAGCAGTTTTGTTAGGTAGGATTTTATGATCTAGATTACCTAGTGTCCAAAGGCGGATATTGGAAATCGCTCCATCTAGAGCGGACATGTCAGCTAGCCTCATTTTTTCTAGCATAACGATGTCGTCGAGAATAGCATAGACAAGAGGGTTCGCCCACCTTTGCCAGTCATCTTTCTTGTAGTAAGATATAGACAGTCTTTCTTTGTCTAATTGTATTTTCTTTTCACCACGTTTAATAGCTTCCTTGACATTTGGCGGCAATGTGTCACTTACATGTGCTGGTATAGAGCCTTCTTTGAAGTTGTCTAAAAAAGCGCCAGAGTCTATTTCAAAATTCCTAACACCTAAGAACATATTGATATTTCCATCCTTCATGTCAATATTTAAAGGATTGAAGAAATTGTATCGCCAAGGTATTTGATTTCTTTCTATTTCTGGTAAC